AGTTGATTGTTCTGGAATGTATTCCGTTTGTAGGCGATCCTGATAGCGTCAAGGTCAAACAAATGTTAGAACATTTCGGAGTTGACCCATGAACGAACGAATCCGTGAATTTGCCATACAATCTGGGATACTTGATGTTGCCGATAGAAAGTATATGACTGATGCCGAAAAGTTCGCCGAATTGATTGTCAAGGAATGCGCCAAACTTACTCGCTGGCAAGAGTATGATATGTCAGTTGAACAGCGTATTCGTCTTGGAATCTATCAAGAGATCAAAGAACATTTCGGAGTGGAATAGCCCACCACTTGACAGGGTCTTTGTTTGAGCACATAATACACACATAGACAGCAACAAGGAGTAAACGAAATGAGCATGAACATCTTCATCACCGCAAACCGTAAGATCACCTTCAAGAAGAAGAACGGTAAGCGTGGTGGTGGCATCCAGACTGTTGAGTTCCGTGCGTTCCAAACTCCTACCCGTGTCACACACGAAATCCTCGCTAGCAAAGATCCTGCGCAAACCTACATTGATTGGGTCCTTGCTGAATGTAGTCGTGATGAGATTGAACCGGTCTTCCACGAAGATGACATCTGGCAAGAAGGCGAACCCATTGGCACCACTACCTGGAATGCCGGCAAGGAGCATGTGGAAGAGTTCAAGGCATGGATTGCCCAAGTGGAAGAGGATGGCTTTACTCTCAATTTTGAAATGATTTAAGGAAACAAATCATGAATCGTAGGTCTACTGATGTTGATGGCTGGGTCAACTTTCCAGTCAATGATCCTCGCTGGGTCAACAGTAATCAAGGCGGCATGTTCGTCAAGCTGGTTGTCGTTGATCCTCGCGAGTTTGACGACCAGTTCGGCGTATGCACTGGCGTCGGTGTCTATGATATGCTGCAAGAATGTCTAGTCGGTGATGATCTTCGTCCGAAGCCTGTGAGTCCTTCAGCGGAAGACTGCACCCAAGAAGATTGGGAAGAGTATGATCGCAAGATGCGTAAGTGGGAAGAGTATCACTTTCCTCACATCAATGCACACCTTGACGGCGATCAGGACGAATACTTTTCTCGTGTGTATCTTTGCTCTATGGTGTTGGGATCTACTGGTTGGAGCGGATGGTCTGAAGAACACTCTGAAAACTGGACTTGCAAGTACGATGACTTGACAGAACAAGGCAAAGCGCTGTACAATCAAATCAAGCAACTGTACCCAGGTTGTGATCTTCATCTTTTGACTTTTCTGGATACCTGATTATGACGAAAATTCTTGTTGATGTGACTGTGTTGGAGCAGGCTCTGGAGGCTCTGGAAAGCCTGTTCACGTTGCAGGTGGACTATAACCGTCCCAAGCAATGCGGAGACGCCATCACCGCCCTCCGCGCCGCGCTGGAGCAGCCGGAGCAGGAGCCGGTGGCTTGGTTTGTTGAAGGATCGACATATCACTCACATGAGGTTGCGCTCAAGATGAATGGCAATGTCCAGCAAGGGATCTTGCCTCTCTACGCCCACCCACCCCGCCGCGAGTGGCGCGGGCTGACGGATGAGGAAGCCAAAGACATAGCCTACGAGGTAGATGCGAATGGCGGTTACGTAATTGATTTTTACCGCGCCGTCGAGGCCAAGCTGAAGGAGCTAAATCATGATTGAACAACCAGAAGAAGCCTTGCGGCTGGCTGGCGTGCTTGAACTGCTTTGGCTAGACGGACAAACACCGAGAAAAGCCGCCGCCGAACTGCGCCGCCTGCACGCGGCGAATGCGGAACTGCTGGAGGCGTTGAAAGAGGCAGCCTTTGCTATTGAATATTGGGGCAGCTATGCCTCTAAGTACTTCCAAGAAAAACACGACCTGCAAAGTGACATCAATTCGGCCCGCTCCGCCATAGCCAAAGCAGAAGGAAAATAACCTATGAATAAGCTCAATTTTTATCTTGGTCTACTTCTATTTTTGCTAGGGCTATGGGGAGGATCGTACCTCTTGAGTTTGTTTCACGACACATGGGCAGGCTTTCCTATATTAATAACGTCTTTTGTTATGGGTGCGATGGGCGCAGCAGGCATGGGTATGGGTATTGCGACTAAGGAGAAGAATCATGAGTAACAATACAGGCGGGCCAGCGTTCCCTGCATGGGAGCAAGACGAATATGGCTCAAAATTTTTCAACGAAGGCATCACCCTGCGCGACTACTTTGCTGCAAAGGCATTGCAAGGTCTTTTAGCAAATCAAAACCTAAACGCATATTGCGAAGATGCTAAAATAGCTAAGAGCGCATATATTATTGCTGATGCGATGTTGAATGAGAAGAATCATGAATGAAAAATCTGAAACCGTGAAACTGGCTGACGTGCTTGAACAAGGCAATTACAATCACTATGACGTCATGAAAGCAGCAGCCGAACTGCGCCGCCTGAGTGCTGAGAATCAAGTTCTTCAAAGTGCATTAGATGCTGTACTTGACTTTGCAGGGACAATCGGTGGAGGATCTTCATGGTGGGAAGATGTTTGGTCAGAGCATCAAGCAGCAATTGATAAAGTGGAGAAGCAACCATGAACCGTGATGACATCATTCGCATGGCGCGGGAGGCTGACCAATACGCTGACGATCACGCTCCAGCGTGGACTCAAATTCCGCAAGAATGGCAGCAATTGCGTGATTATCGATTTGCCACTCTTGTCGCCGCTGCTGAGCGCGAGGCGTGTCTTGCGCTCGTTAAGCAGTACGGCAAAGGCTACATCATAACCGCAGCCATCCTCGCAAGGAGCCAACCATGAACCGCGATGACATCATCCGCACAATAGACTGGATTTTAGATTTGTGTCCAGAAATTCAGCAATGGCAAGCTGAGATCATTGCTGAGTATGCCAGTAATCTAGTCAAGAATGAGCGTGAAGAGTGTGCGATGGAATGCATAAAACTCGCACACAATTGGACACGTTTGGGTACTTGGGGTGAGAACAACGACTTTCACGAATGCGCCGCAGCCATCCGCGCAAGGAGTCAACAATGACTGACATCTGGAGCCGTCGCAGCGAAATTGATCGTGATCGTCGCAATAAAATGAAAGAACTCATGGATGAGTATGATCGAACTGTCTACTATCCAGCAAGAAAAGCACTGGTGCGAGAATGTTTTCTTGAAGGTCATCGTGGAGGCAAGTACCACGACAATGGCTTTGGATGGAGCTGGTTCTACTGCGGCAAGTGCGGCGGAAGATATGACATCACTGGACCAGACGGCAAAAAGAATACATCAGACGGCGAAGTAGTTGACTAAAACAGTCAACTGCTAGTTTACACAAATTCCTTCCTAGTATATAATGTCTACATAGACAGTAAAGAAGGAGTAAACGAAATGCGCAACAAGACCTACAGCATCCAATTCACCAGCCCTACACATTATGGTGCCATATGTGTGACAGCCCGCTCTGCTCGTGAGGCCCTTGCTTATGTGCGAAAGAACTATCCTGGTGCTGTGATTGATTCATTTGCCGTTGAAGTTGAATAAGGAGCACATGATGACCTATCAAGAAGCACTCTGGCAAGGCAAGTATGTGTGGATCGTCAGCCTGATGAGCAAGTCTGGCAAGATGCATCGCTATGTTCGCAAGTATGTTGGACGCGGTGGCAAGGTCATCAGTGAAGCCAAGAACGGTATGCTCTTGATCGAGTTCAAGAATCACACTCGTGCGATCCCAGCAGGCTGTGTAGTTGACTACGCAGTGCCAAAGTCTGGTGTTCCTGTGAAGAATGGTTGACTAAAACAGTCAGGTACTAGTTTACACAAATTCCTTCCTAGTATATAATGTCTACATAGACAGTAAGGAGCAAGAGATGAAGAAATGGAAGCCTTCGAGTCAAAAACGAGCAGACAACCGGCTACTCAAAAAACTCAAGCGCGAACGCAACAAGATCAACACTGAAGCAGAAAAGAAGAAGCAAGAAAAGAAGAATGTTGACACAATAGTAAGCGAATCATGATGCAAAACTGGATCGTCTCAGTCTACAAAGCAGACAAGCGTTACTCTAGCGGTGAGCGGTTTGTTGCTAAGTATCCGTTCTTAGGTGCTGATCGTGATGCGATTGAGCGTCAGCTTCTTGAACTCACATACGAACTGTATCCCAAGAAAGATGGCTGGCGCTTTGATGTGCAGGAGCTAACGAAATGACTAACGGAATGAACGAACGAATTAAGGAACTCGCGGCACAAGTTGAAAAGTATATTTCAACGACCAATTTTGAGGGCATGCCGGAAGACGAAATGACCTATGACGAAATCTTCCAAAAGAAATTCGCCGAGTTGATTGTGCGGGAATGTACTAACATGTTGCCGCCGGATAGTATTCGTGATAAAAACGGCGTACATATGTTCTATGTGATCCGTAAACATTTCGGAGTTGAATGATGGCTCTTACCGTACACTACTATAATCGTAATGGTGAACAGATAATTGATTGCAAAAATGTTTGCCCAAATGACGTTGAGTTCTTCCGTAAGAACGATATCAAAGTAAGCATGGAAGAACTGAATGGAGAAATTATTGTTTATGGATGCCCTTACAGTGATGTTTCGGAAGAAAGTGAAGTAATCGTATTTGCTAAAAACAGACCATGTGAAGAAACACTTTCGGAATTGGTTTCAGAGTGTAAGAAACATTTCGGAGTCAAGTAATGAACGAAGTTTTTGTAGTCTATTACGATGAATCTTATTGGGGCGTAGGTGAGCGTGGTCCAAGTCAGCGTAGAATCGACGGTGTGTTCGCCAGTGCTGAAGCAGCAAGAGCAAGAATTCGAGAGTTAGAATCAATGACTCATGTAGATTATGCTGACTTTGAATCTTTTGTGGTTGAATCATGAAAGAAAAACTAGGACCTTATTTTTTAGAAATTATAATGGCGGTGGCTATTGTGTATCTTGTTGTTTTATTTGCTTTTTGGAGTTGAATGATGTTTCTATACAAAGTATTTTATGGACAAGTTCCATTTAAAAACAAGACGTTTAAGTCCTGGAAAGACGCAAGCACATTCATAAAAGAACAACTGGATACTGATGGTATTGTGCGATCAATATCTAAAGAGCATATTGATGTTGAAAATCGTCGTGATGATATTGAATCTTTCGAAACTGAATCATGACTAACGTTCTTGATGAGTATGGATATCCCACTGACGAAGCTCTGACAATGATCGCAGAGTGGTCATTGGACGATTCTCGTGGGTGGTTCAACTTCATTGAATCTCTTTGGTATCTCAGCGGATGGGGATGGCTAGAGGAAGAAGCCACACACGATTTGTTTGACGACAAAAAAGTTATTCGTTATAATATCTCTACTGCGGGTTGGAGTGGCAACGAGAGCATCATTGCAGCTATGCAGAAGAATCGCATCCTTTGGTCTACTACGTGGGTTCAGAGTCGGCGCGGCGGGCACTATATCTTTGAGGATGCTATAGAATGAAATACCTTTTACAGAAAGGTGATTTTATGATGAAGGAGAAACGAAGCATAAAAATGCTGAACCTCTCCTTTGATCTTGTTGCCTATGAAGATTTAGAAAAATACACTGAACCATATGTTCCTGTCGGCACAGTTGAATTCACTAATCACTACTGCGCACTGAACAAAATCTCACTGCCCGAAAACATTTCATATCCACCTGAATTGACAAAATATCTTGGTAGAAATATTAGACAGGATATTTTTGAAAATGTCAAAGATGAAGAATTTGTAAAACCAATTCAAACTAAACTATTCACTGGTGCCATTAAGCGTGACCTCACTGAACGAGTAGAAAACAATACTAAAGTTTGGGTATCTGATCCAGTGGAATTTGCGGCTGAATATCGTTGCTATGTTATTGATGGCAAAGTTGTAGCACATTCACGATATGATGATGGCGATGATGAGATACTTTTTGACTACTATGTAGTTGACGAGATGACGAAATCGTATTATAATCAACCTATAGGCTACAGCATTGATGTAGGAGTAAGTAATGGGAAAACCGTTCTCGTGGAAGTCAATGATGGTTGGTCGCTTGGTTTATATCGTTGGGGTAATATGACCGATTCTTTGTATGTTGAATTGATTAGCCGAAGATGGCAGCAGATTATGGAGACTCAATAATATGAACGAACGAATTCGAGAACTTGCTGAACAGACTAATTGGTGGAAACCTCTTGGATTGCCAAGTAACTGGAACGAGGGTGATTATGTTGTTAGTCCAGAACAGATGAAAAAGTTTGCCGAGTTGATTGTAAAGGAAACCATGCGGGTTGTAGCAAATAATGTCGCATGGAATAGTTATCTAAATGCTGCGGAAGCAGTAATTGAACATTTCGGAGTGGAAGAATGAACGAACGAATCCGTGAATTTGCCATACAATCTGGGATTCTTGATGTTGCCGATAGAAAGTATATGACTGATGCCGAAAAGTTCGCCGAATTGATTGTTCGGGAATGTATCAATATCGCATGCGAGTATGATAAACCTAAACTGTCTGGACCAGGACTTGCAATTGCCCTCAATATTGAATCACATTTTGATATTTACATTGAAGAAGACGGTAGATTTGTAAAATGAACTCACAAATAAAGACTATGTTAAGTAAAGGCTATTCACCAGCAGCAATTGCTATGGAGTGTGGCGGTCCTGTTGGTACCCAAGAATACTATAGTGTGCTTAACGAGTTAGATCCCAATCGTCCTATAGGATGCCCCTATTGTGGAGAACTTTGTTTTGGTACTGGTGATTGTAATTGTAGGGATGATTAAACAATGAACGAACTAATTAAAGAACTTGCTGAACAGGCTAATTGGTGGAAACCTCTTGGATTGCCAAGTGACTGGAACGAAGGCGACTATGTTGTTAGCCCAGAACAGATGGAAAAGTTTGCCGAGTTGATCAAACAGGCAATCTATGATATAGTTAAGGAAGAACTTATTCCAGATGATATCATTGCTGAAGAAACTCCTCAATTACAAGAATACCTTAAGGGCTGTAATGGTGGTACGGTAGACGCTCTATGTCATATTAAAAACTTTGGAGTTGATCGTGATGAATGAACGCATTAAAGAGTTAATAGCAGAGTGCCAGGAATACAGGCCGGGTTTTGATGGGCAAGAGGATTGGTACACCGTGTTTAACAAACAAAAGTTCGCCGAGTTGATTGTTCGGGAATGTGCCCATATTGCCGAAGTGAATCAAGCAGAAAACATGGGCTGGAATATTGGTGAGATTATCAAAGAACATTTCGGAGTTGAACAATGAAAGAAATTAATATTGAGCAATACTATGACGGATGGTCAGTAAAAGTGGATGGCAAAAGTTTCTCGTGGAACCACAATGACGAAGACATGGGAACAGAATCTATCAAAGCACTATTAGATTATCTTGGGCATGATGTGGAAATTGAGGATTGTTATTAATGACCGAACAAATTCGAACATTGGCTGAACAAGCAGGTATGAACAAAATGAACCAGCGTAGTGATGGTTTCTTTGTTGTGGATGAAAAGGTATTTGAAAAGTTCGCCCTGTTGATTGTCAAGGAAGTATTGGATGTAATTGATCGTGAAAGATTTGAAATATATCCGCCTGTATTACAACGGGTCCGAGAACATTTCGGAGGTTGAATCGTGAGTAAAAACCTATTCATATTCCACACCTACGAAAACGCAAAGCGAAAGTTCAAAGAGTTCTTGACATTACACGATCCAAATGCTATAGTAGCAAGCGTTAGTCCCCAACAACTAAAGATTGAAATGAATGGAGATACTTACGAATTTACTTGGATAGGCGATGTTCCAAATAAGATTTTGGGAAGAACATTTACTGATATCGTTATCGATGAATATGCGACGATATCTCCAGAACAATGGTCACTTATACAATCACGCAAAAGGGCAGAATGATGAACGAACGAATTCAATCACTCTACAAGCAAGTTTGTGGCAAAGAGTGGGCTTATGACTTTGATATAGACAAGGCTGAACAGTTTGCTCTGCTGATTGTTCAAGAGTGTATCGGTATTGTAGACATCTTGCCTAATGGGTACAAGGACTATCGCAATACCGTTGAAAATGAATTTCGTGAAGATTGTATCAATACAATGAAGAAACATTTCGGAGTTGAATCGTGAGTTTTAGAACAGCATACCATAGCGTCAAGAGTGGGCGTGGAGCAAGTAAGCCACAAGGTTCCTTTCGTGATCCAACGCCTGAAGAATGGAAACGGCGTATGGACGAATACTATATTCAACAACAGCGTAGAAAGAATGGCGGTTAAACAATGAACGAAAGACTTCTAAACATTTGCAAGAAACTTGAGGCTGAGTCAAAGTTATACTGCGTTGATGGAACTGAATTTGACTTGCAGAAAGACTCGCACAAATTTTTTGCTGAATTCTTCTACGAAGAGATTGTAAATGAGTGCGTTAATGTTATAATGAATAGCACAGATAGGCATAGGAAAGAATACTTCGCTGGTCTGCTGAGAAAAGAACTAGGAGAAACTTGATTGAAAGAACTGTTATGTTTAAGCTAAAAGAATACCACAAAGATCAACATTGGAACCGCTATGCATTCAATGTGTCCAATCCATATGAATACTATGAGGGTCGCGATGGTGAACGCGGCACTAATTGGTGTATGCTAAACATCGCCTTTGGTAAACACTCTTGGTGGTGGCAGATTCCCGAAATCTTCAAGCCACGCAAGAAGTGGGTAGATACCAGCAAATATGAGTGGTCAAAGAATCCTCGTGGTGGATATTGGGAACACATTCGCCGTGAGTACGGGTTCACTATCTCAGAAGATAACATCCATCTGCACTACGGCATTCAACCTGGATGCTGGTCTTCAAGAGACAAGAAGAACTCCGACCATACCAAGCTGTTTGGTATTCCTTGGTTGCAAAAGCGATACATCCATGAGAAGTTCTACACACCAGACTGGAGAGTATTTGGTGTCTGCACGCCTCTGAAGAGTGGCGGACTGGACTTTGATTTGCTCCATAAGATCAAAGACATGGTTCCGAAGATCAAGTTTCGGTTCAATGACTTTGACGGTGAAGAAATCATCGCCACTTGCTACATCAGCGAGATGCGGCACGAACACGGAACTAGTTGGTTCAAGTGGTTGAAATATTTCGTAAAGCCTCTAATTACTCGCCGACTTGATCTTGAGTTCAGCAAAGAGATTGGATACGAAAAAGGTAGCTGGAAGGGCGGCACTATGGGCCACTCTGTTGAGATTGAATATGGAGAAGATCCAATGCAAGCATTCATTCGATATGGAACATCTGAAGATAGTTACAAGAATCATGGAACGAAGAATCGTGGATTCACTAACATTATGAGGATTGAGTTATGAGCAGTGAAATATATGCATTCTGCGCTGGCATATTTGCTGGTGTAATGTTATTTGTTGGAGTGTCTTCTGCCATGTATGATAGAACATCATTCTATAAGCAAGGGCAGATTGATGCGCTATCAGGTAAAGTTGTCTTTGAGCTAAAGAAGCAAGAAGATGGATCTACAAAATGGCAAAGGATTGAAAAATGAGTCAAGTAGTAAGAGCAATTGAAGCGCACGATACGGGTAATCGTAAAGTTATCAGAGATGGGTTTTCTCCATTGTTTCAAGATGTCTTTAGTGTAAAATCAGAAATTCGCGAAGATCCAATGCCCTTGGCTACGGAGTATCGTATCGGTGTGACTATTGGTTCTAAGGTGATGGTTGAACAATCGTCAATGCGTGAACATCGTAATGAGTTGGTGCCGAACAATAAAAACTTCAACTGGGAACTTCATGAAGCAATCTTACGAACAAAGAGACAAGTTATTGAAGCAATCTTTGGTGAGTTTCGCACAGACTTCAAGATGATTGAACGTGCCCTCTATGATCGTGATTATCAGAAAGCACGAGATTATCTTCGTGTTTTTGAAGACAAAATGTATAATGGAGTATAATATGAGTAACTACAAATTTCACGCTATCAACGAGTTCAAGGCTTGCGGCTGGACTGAAGACGGCGTAACATTCAAAGACGAAATGCAAGGAGCAATCTGCGCCCATGTTCTTGATCTACTAGATACATTTGCCAGTGAAGGACATTCGGGTAGCAGCGCACCGTATGCAATCAATCTGTTCAAGAAACTGGCGATGTTTGAGCCGCTTGCGCCGTTGACTGGTGAAGACTGGGAATGGAACGAAATCGCAGATGATCGTACTAACGGCGTGACAGTCTATCAGAACAATCGCCTGAGTTCAGTGTTCAAGCAATCTGATCGATTTGATGGTAAGCCTTACTGGCTAGATGCAAAAGTCTTTTGGAGCTGGGTGGCATATCCCGACGTTGATGAAGGTAAGCCGTACAAAAGCTACTACACGAGTTATGCCTCCAGTCAAGTTATTGAGTTTCCGTGGATCAAGCCAGAACATCCAGAATATGTATTTGTGCCTACAGATGAATTTCCTAATGAGGTGTTATAATGAACGTAAGACGTAATTTTCTAAAGAACTTTGGTCTGCTGGGCGCCCTTGTTGGCGGTGCTGCATCAGCTAAGATTGTCATTGAAGAGCAAAAGAAGCCGGCAGAAGACATCAGTCATCTTGCGCCCGAGGATACAACTGCTTTCATTCTGCAAGGAAATCGAAAGCCGAGACCGCAAGAGTCACAATATCCGGGCGGATATTATATTGATTACTCACCAGAATATCAGAACAAAGTAAGTCTATCGGTCGGCAAAGATGATCGACTGTGGATCAAAGTCGGTGATCAGTGGAAGCGAGTTTCAGTAGAGTAATATCATGAAAAACACATACACGCCCGACATCTGGCGAGTTGTCAGTGTCACTAACGAAGCTGGAGAATCTCATCATCGTGTTCTCGCTGGATGGTACGGTGGATTTGCACATGGAGACTCATGGAAACTCTCCTCCGGCATCGAACAGATCATCAACAAGAATACATACTGGGAGATGCCTCAGACAAGTGGTAGCGTCTATTTTTGCTACAAAGGCAACGAAAGACTGTCTAGCTATACACAAAGTGTTCTAAATAACTTGACACAGAACACAAAAGATGTTACCATAGAGATGGTAGAGATTGAAACACTTCTGGAGCAATACAAGCATGAGCGACAAACTGTCTGATGAAGAAATCGAAAAGCGAAAAAGCGCACTAGACGCACTTCACGAGTTCGGTAATATGTTTCAAGATGCAATGGAGCAGATTGAGAAAGAAGAAGAATCCTGGTGGTCTTCTCTAACTGAAGATCAGCAGATTTCTGCACTTTGCTGCGTTTCTCGGCGCATTCACAAAGGAGACATTGAAGAAAATGGTTCATATCGCTATGTTCTCTATAATGTATTTGGTTTCGGTCCTGAAGCATACGCCCGTGCGCAGATGGCAGGATACCTTGCAATTCACAACGCAATCGTGACAGCCAGCACAGAACGTGTTATACTAGAACGGTTCTGCAAGATGCATGGCATTGATAATGCAACAGAAAAGATTGACTCTTACATAGAGAAGACATACCTATGAGATACTACTCTTACGATGAATACGTTGAAAACGGCGACACAACAATAACCGTTTCTGAAGATGAGATTCGTAAAGAGTTTTTTCCTTATTGGTATAAGAAAATGTGCATCAAGTATGAACAAGCATATGTCGATGAACATTATTGTTTTGAAGACTGCCTCGAAGACTGGATGATAATTCACTACGCACGAGAAGTAAAATCATGAACATCTTTTATCTGCATGAAGCCCCAAAAACCTGCGCACAAATGCACTGCGACAAACACGTGGTGAAGATGATTGTCGAATATGCCCAACTTCTTTCTACTGCCCATCGTATGCTTGATGGTCATCTCACTGTTGGTTTGTCTAAAACTGGCAGAAAACAAACGCGATATGTTCTTCCTGACAGCCGTGAATCTATTTTGTATCATGCTACTCACGCTAATCATCCATCGACAAAGTGGGTGAGGGATTCTTACGAAAATTACGTTTGGCTCTATCGCATGTGGTTTTGTCTTCTTCGCGAATACACGCATCGCTATGGCAAGATCCACAAATCACAAGCTCTTGCTGATGAACTATACGTTCCGCCAGGAAACCTTCAGCGTAAAGCGTTCGAACAACCTTGGCGCGCAATGCCCGACGAGTTCAAAGTTGGCAAAGACAGTCTTGCATCGTATCGTAACTACTACGTTGGCGCTAAAGCACGATTCGCGAAGTGGACCAAGCGTGAAACTCCAGCATGGTTCACAGAGATGCTACATACAAAAGACAGCACTCTAAACAACGAGGAGGTGAAAACACAATATGCCGAAGTATGACTTTAGACACAAAGAGACTGGTGAAATCTTAGAGAAGACACTTAGAATCAGTGAAAAACAAGAATGGTTAGATGCTAATCCCGAGTATGAAGCTGTGATTCTAGGTGCACCGTCACTTGGTGATCCAGTCCGCTTGGGTTTACGCAAGCCAGATCAAGGATTCCGCGAAGTTTTGCAGAAAGCAAAAGCAGCGCATCCTCTGGGTAACATCAACACATTCTAATAAATGTTATGGCACGAAAAGCAGCAGCAAAAACATCAGACATACACGGAGAATCACACGAAAATCAACAGCGCGGGCAGACAACAAACGCACTCAAGCTGAGAATTGACAATCTGAAAACTTTTGATCCACTCACAGACAATCAGAAGTTATTCTTTGAGTCATACAAGCGTGGAGATTACTTCATCGCACTACACGGCGTAGCAGGCACAGGTAAAACATTCTGCGCACTCTACAAAGCACTAGAAGAAGTTCTAGACAAAGCAAATCCATTCAATAAGATCATCGTAGTTCGCTCTGCGGTACAGTCACGAGAGATCGGTCACTTGCCTGGTGACGCATCTGAGAAGATGGAGATTTATCAACAGCCATACAGACAAATTTGTCATACACTCTTTGATCGCAAAGATGCATGGGATCGCTTAGAAGAGCAAGGGCACATTGAATTCATCTCAACATCATTCATTCGTGGCATGTCATTTGACGACGCAATCATCATCGTGGACGAATGTCAGAATTGCAATTATCAAGAACTTCAAACTGTTATAACACGAGTTGGATATAGATCAAAAATCATATTCTGTGGAGATTACAGACAAACTGATTTGAATAGAAATAAGAACGATGTATCTGGAATAAAAAAATTCTTAGAAATAGCATCCACGATGAGTTCTCACACTAGAATTGAATTTGGAATTGAAGACATTATCAGATCAAGTTTAGTTAGAGATTGGATTATCGCAGAAACTATGTATGATGATAAAGAGTATTTCAATAAAAAATGATCTCATCAAAAGTTAGATTTTGATATATAGTAGTGTATAATAAAGGAGATTTTTATGCACTACACAATATACGAAACAACAAATATCATAACTGGTAAAAAATACATTGGAAAACATGTAACCAAAGATATTGATGATGATTATTTGGGATCCGGAATGATCTTAGTCAAAGCAATAGAAAAGTATGGAAAAGAGAATTTTTATAAAAAAATACTATTTGTATTTGACAATGAACATGACATGAATCAAAAAGAAATAGAGTTGGTAAACGAAGATGTTGTAAATAGCAACGAGTATTACAACATCGCATATGGTGGTCATGGCGGAAATATAGTATTACGCCATGACCACGAGCTATATGAATCAACAAGAAAAAAAATTTCAGAAGCTCAAAAGGCAAGATCATCTCATATGAGTGAGATAACTAAAGAAAATCACAAGTCTAAAAAAGTTGGAATGTATGGCAAATCTCAAAGTGAATATCAAAAAATGAGAGTTAGTGAGAGTATGAGAGGAAAGAAGAAGAAAAGAGAGTCTGTAGAGAAACAAATAAAATCTCTTTTAGAAAAACTCAATTCTCCTGACTATATACATCCAAACAAAAATAAGAAGCGAACAGATGAGATGATAGAAAAAATGAGAGAGATAACAAAAAACAGACCTCGCAAAATTTGCCCACATTGTGGTAAAGACATGGATGAAAGAAATTATGCGAGATATCACGGTGAAAAATGCAAGTTGAAATACGAAGATCATGTACCTCACCCACAATAATTTCAAGAAACTGAATGAAAAGATAAACTCAAACGAGCACGTAAAGTCTTTCTTTCAGAATCTAAAAAATTATAAGTTTGATTTCATAGAAAATTCTGTGAAAGTAACTAAAGACAGAGTGTATACTGATAGACATTTGATTGGTCAGAATAAATCTGATCATGCAAAAAATGATATGTTGACTGTATTGTCTAGAATAACTACAAATTCTAATCTAATACAGAAATGCAAAAGTCAGTATTCACTCTGCGATAGATACGGATTTGCTATTGAAGTCGGCGATAAAGTAAATTACAGAATCTATTTTGAAACTGAAATGACTCCTTACAGAAAAGAAGTTGTCGCAAAAGACGGAAGAGATAGAACTGTAACTATTACTGGATATAGATGGGACTCAGGAGAAGATCACAACTATGTGACAACAGAATATAGTCATTTACTTGACATAAGCAAGAGTAATATAAAGAGCGAACTATCTAAGCTGGAATTGAAATATGTTCCAGCTTATTTTGACAAGCACGAGCTACTGAGATTCTATACAGTAAAAGAAGACAAGACAAAGCGCAATTCACTGTGCTTTCAATTGAGAAATTTTACTGTAGATTCTTTGCGCGAAGAAATGACAAGTTTGAATAAAGATGCTACAATACACATTGACGAATACGGAAAAACAAAGACAAGCAACATCTCATACGGTATAGACAAAAACGGAAATCTATTCTACACACACTACTTCCTATTATATAATGCAGTTTACTCATAAAGAAATAGCTCTGTCTGAACTCAGCACAAAGTCGCTTGACGGAAAGCGCTTTTATCAAACACCAGATGGAAAGCTCTATCCGTCAGTGACTACAGTAATGTCTTTATACAACAAGAAAGAGATCATGGAGTGGCGGCAGCGAGTTGGTGCTGAAGAAGCAAATAAGATTGCAAGCAAAGCCGCGCGAAGAGGAACGAATCTACACACTGTCTGCGAGAACTATCTGCGCAACAACGTAGACATGAGCAAAGTAATGCCAACAACTTTGCAATTGTTCAAATCAATTCAGCCTTGGATTGATAAATATATCAACAACGTGTATGCAATTGAAGCTCCACTGTATTCGGATCATCTTCGCGTCGGTGGGCGCGTCGATTGCGTCGCAGAGTTTGATGGTCAGATGGCTATCATAGATTACAAGACCTCAAGCCGACAAAAAGAAGAAAGCAAGATTCAGAATTACTTTATGCAGTGCGCAGCGTATGCTGTGATGTTTGAAGAACGAACTGGAATTGCAGTGCCACGCATCGCAATCGTCATGGCAGTAGAGAACTCAGAGCCTTTGCTGTTCGTGAAGAAGCGAGACGATTACATTGAAAAATTCATCTCCTTGAGGAACAAATACGCAAAACTCAATCCGTAAAGGAGAAACATCAATGAACATAAACAGAATAGCCGTCGCAATCATTGTCACTATCACGTTGACAATGATGTTCTATATGAAAAATGCTAAGGCCGAGCCTATGCAGTTGCAAAAGATTGTTTTTTGTGATAAACTAGAGAAAGTGGTATCAACTTTATCAAAAGAGTATGATGAAAAACCACTGTGGGCAGGCAAAGATGATGCGACTCAGTATGCTATTACATATAATGAAAAAACAAAATCTTGGACTATCATTCAATTTGACAAAGACATAGCATGCATTCTAGGTACAGGTGAAGCTGGTCATCTGATATATTTTCCAAACTCAGTTTGATAAATAGTCACTTATGATCGTATGAAGCGAAGAGAAAAGTGTTGCGGACGGCGGTTCGATTCCGCCCAGCTCCACCAAAAGCATTCTATCTCAACCTGACGAGGAAGGATCGAAAGAACTAAAAAGAATGCTTCTGATGGGGCTGACCTGGTTTCGACGTGGCAAAGAGTAACAGAGTGGACGATCCGGTAGATGACGACCGTAAATCGCATAAAACTATAAATGCAAATGATGCATATTTTGGAGACCTTCGCCTAGCGGCGTAAACTCCATGGGGTTTCGCTGGCTGTCCTTATTATCCAATCAGCCAGCACTAACAACGAATGAGAGAATATCAAAATGGCACATCCTGAACAAAGACAATTTCTCAGAGAAATTAGGCAAAAGTTTCCTCAAGCATTCAAAACAAACTCTGTTCTTGAAGTGGGAAGTCTAAACATTAACGGAACTGTTCGCGACTTCATCATTGCAAACAAATACATTGGTATTGATGTTGGCGCTGGCAGAGACGTTGACGTCGTGTGTGAGGGTCACAGATACGATGATCCAGACGACAGTTTTGACACAGTAATCTCATGTGAATGCTTTGAACACAATCCGCACTGGAAAGAAACGTTCTCCAACATGCACAGATTGTGCAAGTCATCTGGATATGTTATAATGACATGTGCGACAGACGGAAGAAAAGAACACGGCACAACAGCATCACATCCGAACGATTCTCCACTGACAATCGCGAACGGATGGAATTACTACAAGAATTTGAATGAAGCAGATTTTCGTGAAGCATTTCAGTTAGATGAGATGTTCTCTGAGTATGAATTTTCAGTCAACACAAAGAGTCATGACCTTTACTTTTGGGGCATTAAAAAGCCTGTTTAGGGCAACGTTCATTTGCGCAGCAATTGCATTACCAACACTACTGGATTATGAAGAAACTGAGTTTTACTCATATGATTTTATCCAGAGAGAAGTAAAAGTTGCGCAAAATGATTTGTATTGGCTTGCACTCAACATCTATCACGAAGCGCGAAATCAACACTTTTTTGGCAAGCTAGCAGTCGGCATAGTCACACTGAATCGAGTGCATAGTCCAAGATATGAAGACACAATTGAAAAAGTTGTCAAAGAGCATAAGCAATTTTCTTGGTATCACACGAAGAAAAAACATGCTCCAAAAGACATGGCTGCATGGAAAGACTGTCTTCGTATCGCAAAGCTGATATTGACAAGAAGTTCAGAGATTGATATAATGAAACATCATCTCAAATCGGTGACACACTATCATGCAACTTATGTGAGGCCAAAATGGAGCAAATCTTATCAGCGCGTAATTCAGATCGGAGATCACATCTTCTACAGGCAGAAAAAGTGATGACGACACAAAAAGAATTCACCGGCTTATCAATCATCACATCAAATGAGTTTGAGACACGAATCAAAACTATAATGAAAGACAGATCATCAACAATGATCGAGTCTATCGTGATGTATTGTGAGATGAACAATATTGAAATAGAGACTGCTGCTGCGCTGATTTCGCCTAGAATGAAGAGTGAGATTGAATCTGAAGCAATCAGTTCACGAATGATTATCAGTAAGAAGGCAAGACTACCAATCTAACGCATCAGCACATGGAAGCACTTGACGCATACAAAACATATGTCGCACTGAAAAATCACTTTACACTTGACACATACGATTACTTCAAGTATAATAAGAAAGCGAGAGTAAGTCATGACTCTTTCATGAAGAGACGAGACAAAATCTTCTTCGCTAAGCTAGGTTCAAAGAAGTCAGATAATCTAGAATCGTTTCTAGTCGCAAACCTTGTTCAGAATCCAAAAGTTTGGATCGGAGAACTTCTCTCAGAAGATGCTGAGTCGCGATACTTAGATTGGAAACGCAAGCAAGAGTCACTGACGTATTTGTTCAAGAGCGAGATTGATTTTCTTTCTGAGTATGACACTGAAGAAAAGTTGAATGAGTTCTTCTCTGTACCCAAAGATGGTTCACATCCACGCATCTTTGTCATGCTAATGAGAAATGAAATCTCAGTAGAAACTTTTATAATTCTTGATAGAATATTGAATTTCTGCAAGAAGTATGATAGAATCTACAGTGATCCACTATACAAAGAGATAAGGAATAAATGCAAAAAGTACCAGCCATTCTTAGAAGTAGATATGCAGAAGATGAAGACTCATCTGAAGCAAGTGATAGGAATAAGCTAAATAATAGCACACAGAGTAGCAAATCTAAGATTTGCGCACTTCTCTTACCAAAAAAGAGTGAAGATAAGAGAAGCATACATAATGAATCATATGATGCAGTAAGTGGATAAGTCGTTTCATACATCGTAACATATAAAGGAAATACACAAATGGCAATAAATTTCTCAGAACTAAAACGCGCACGTAATCGTGATCTAGAAAAACTAACCGCTCAAGTGACTAAACTTCAAGAGGGCGGTAACGAAAAGAAGAGCTACGAAGACACGCGATTCTGGAAGCCACAAGTAGACAAAGCTGGCAATGGCTTCGCTACAATTCGATTCCTACCCGCAGCGGGTGGCGAAGACATGCCTTGGGTTCAAGTCTTTTCCCATGGCTTTCAAGGTCCCACTGGGAAGTGGTACATTGAGAACTCTCTCACAACACTAAACAAGAAAGATCCAGTCTCTGAGTACAACTCAAAGCTCTGGAATTCTGGTCTAGATTCAGACAAAGAGATTGCGCGAAAGCAAAAGCGCAAGCTCCAGTATATCTCTAACGTCTATGTTGTGAAGGATCCAGCTAACCCATCAAATGAGGGTAAAGTCTTTCTCTTCAAGTTTGGTAAGAAAATCTTTGATAAACTTAATGATCTAATGAATCCAGAGTTTGAAGATGAGACTCCAATCAATCCATTTGACATGTGGGAAGGCGCAAACTTCAAGCTAAAGATTCGTAAAGTAGAAGGTTATCCTAACTACGATAAGTCAGAGTTTGATAAGCAAGCAGCGCTATCAGATGACGACGAAGAACTAGAGCGTATTTGGAAGAGCCAACACGCACTCAGCGAGTTCATCAGCGAATCTAACTTCAAGTCATATGACGAATTGAAGCAGAAGCTGTATGATGTTCTTGAGCTAGAAAATGATGACGTTGCTACAGTCAAGCCAACTGAGTCAATTTCACGCAAGCCTGACATTCAGAAGCCTGCGCCAGCTCAGAAAAAGAAGACAGTAGAAGACGAGAAGCCTTGGAAAGATGACGATGACGACGAAAGTCTGAGTTACTTCGAAAAGCTAGCTGAAGAGTAAGCAAAAGGGGATCGCAAGATCTCCTTTCTCTTTGTGCATCAGAACATTCTAGGTCTAGTCACTGAGCGAGTAAACGCACCTGTGATTGGATTGTCACTGCGAACACCACCAGAAGACTGATTGACGATGTTAGTCTGTGGGCTTGACACATTGTTCACTGTCTGATTGATCATAGAATTGTTGACTGAAGTCACAATTTCTTTCTCAGCTTGCAGAACTCGGTTCATCTCTTGTTGTTGCATGTATGCGCTTGAGACTGGAGATGAAGATGCTTGTACGTTCTGTATCACAACTTCAGGTTTCTTTGTCGCGACGACAGCCTCAATTGCATTGCGTGCCATAGAATCATATGGAGAAGCATTCTTTAGTGCTTCAAAAATCTTGTGTGTTGGTATGACAGTTCCGCCTTGATTTGGAACAACGATTTCTGGTCCAGCTTCACCGACGAGCATAGGATGATTGCCAGCAAACTTACCGCCAGAAGCCCAACCTCCACCGTCACCGCCACCACCACCTCCTCCTGTATCTGATATTCCTTCCATTCCTGCGATGCCGCCGCCGTCAGATATTCCAACTCCAGCGGCAGCCGCAGCAGCCGAGTCAGCCGCGGCTTGTCCACCAGCATCAGCAGAAGCAGCAGCTAGCGCTGCGTCCATAGACGCAACTGAAATTCCAGCGGTAGTTTCTGCCGCAGTTACTGAAACAGTTCCATCTGCGGCTACAGCAACAGATCCTCCAATAGCAGCAGCCGCTTCTGCCATAGACGATATGGCTTCAGCTTGAGCACTAATAGCATCCATTTGAGCATCGACAACAGCTTGTCCAGCAAGACCGATGACGGCACCAGTAACTCCGCCGAGAATACCTAAGCTCTCAGATATTCCCATCATGCCGAGACCCATTGATATTGCGGCTTCGCTGACAGCGGTAGAAACACCATCAGTTCCGGCAGAAACTGCATCACCGAGGCCACCTTCACCACCAATAACTTCATATACAGTATTAGCTAAACTAGACGCAGCATTATTGACAAGCAGTGTAGTTTGCTCTGTTGTCAAATTCATTGCCGTGGCATAAGATGCAATAGCAGTTCCTGTCGCAGCAGTCAAAGCGTCAATAGAATTTGATGTAAAATCTTCGACTGTGTATAGAGCAGAAGTTACAGTGTTTGCGGATGTAGTTAGACCGTCGATAACGCCTGAAGAAGATGATGTGACTGCATTGGTAACAACTTGACTTGTATATTCAGCAGCATTAGACAATGAATTTATGTTATCTGCGAGAATTGCTTCTGGAGTATCTATATTAGAATATGCAGGATCAAAACTTAGTTCTCCAGCAGGACCAGCTCCAATTCCACGCTCTCTCTGAGTAAATACAATTTCAACTGGTTCAGTGTTTGCGCCAGATGCAGTAATTTGATCCTGCACTACTCCAGCTTGCAAGAATTTGGTAGCAGCAATCATCACATCTGACAATGTTTCAGCAGCTTCTGCGGTTTGTCCAGAAGCATTATACTGTTCTCTAGCAGTAGCTACCATTTGCTGCGCAATATCTTGACGCTCTTCTAAACTCATCTTGAACATGTCTTCACTGAAAGCAACGCCAGAATCTTTGAGTTCCATCTGAGCAACTCTGAGATCCTGTTTCAAATTATCAAGACGAATTTGATTTCTTTCTTCTTCACTAAAAGCTAGTTGCTCAAATGTTCCCATCGTCTGCTGAAACATTTCAGCACCACCGAAGCCTTCAACTAACTTGTCCATCAAATCAGATGTATAAACTTTCAAATAGTCGGCAGACATTCCCTCAATACTCTCTGGCAATGCGAAGAATGTCTTAGGATCAATGAATCCCAATGCACGAATTGATGGTTCGGCAATCGTAAATGCATTACCAAGTCTTGCTAGTGCATCTGACGCACCCTCTCCGTCTTTCACGAATTGATCCATGAAAGGTAAAACCTTCTTGATCATGTTATCACTAAAGCCCTCAAATGCTTTAGTGATGATGTCCATTCTTTCCTGTTCAGTTTCTTTTCCAGTGAAACTTATCTTGATCGCTTCGGCGAATTCTGTAATGTCTTTTTTTCTATTGAATAATCCGAATATTCCTTTACCGCCGCCACCATAAGTGGTACTCAATCCCAAATTCTGAAGTAGCTTCTTATTTGATTCACCAATATCTTTTGTTATATCACTAAATGCTTTTGCTGTTTCAGCATCAAGTGCTGAAACATTTACTCCACTCTTGTCGCTTCTGAGCCAACCGCCTTTTTGTGACCATTCTTCAAACTGCTGTATATTATTTTGACCTGTTCCAGAAAGTGTTCCCTCAAATCCTCTAGCGCCAATCTTCTTCTCTCCCATGCCAAAAACACGATTTGCGATACCTTTGATTCCTCCGGCAATTGCGCCGCCGATAGGACCAAATACAGCAGAAGCGACAGCAACACCAGCATCACCCAGTTTATCCACAAAGTTATTCATCTTATATTCACCACCAATAAGACCTTCGGCCATTTTGCCATACTGATAGCCCTGAAGAACATTTCCTGCTATTCCAGCAGCCGTTCCGAACATGTGTGAAGTATTGCCAGATTGGAAAGCAGCGCTGATACCGTCCCAGCCCTGACCAGCAGCAGTTATACCTGTGCCAAAGTCCATGACTCCTTGTCTTGCGAAATTTGGCATCCAGTTACTCATTGCCATATTTGAGAACATGCCGCCGAGTTTATTCGGCAACGCTGACGCAGAAGAGCTAAAGAGTTGCCCCCATGACATGACGTCGCCTAAACCGAACTGTTTTCCTATGCTGCCTGGTAGACTGAATCCTTTGCCTGTGACTAGAGACTGAATTAGATTGCCAGCTACGCCACTGAGTGCACCACCCATTAGATTGCCGCGTGATCTACCTCCAGTTAGTGCAGAAACAAGTGCAGCGCCAGCTAGATTACTTCCGATGCCAACAAGTCTTCCTCCAGCACCTGGTATTCCTCCGCCAGCTTGACTTTGTGCAAATGCAGGACCGCTGAATGGATCGTTTACTCCACCACCATACTGAGGTGCAGCAACAAGATTTCCGTTCTGATCGTAAACAACAGTGCCGCCTCCCGGCGTCGTTGTTGGTCTCTGAGAATCAAATCCTCGTTGAATTCCAGTTGTGACTGCGTTTTCTATTGCTGGAGTGATTGTCTTATCATATGCACTAGTAATAGCGTCAGCAGACATCTTAGCTTCTAGCTCACGCATTCTGACGACATCGCCAGCTTTCATCGCATAAGACTGTTTGTTCGTGCCAAACAGAGGATCAAACGGCGCTCCGAAAACTGAAGCAAGATCCTTAGTGAGAAGATCAGCGCCACCGTACTGGTCGATCATGTTTCTTGGCGTCAGTGCGATGCCAGTCATTCCGTAGAGAAGATCGCCTAGAGCAGATTGGTTGTATTGCTTCTTTAGATCAGCTAGCTGTCTTTTCTGCGCTTCTTGTTGCTCAACTGTAGCTTTTAGTTGATTGTATTGTTGAATGCGAGATAGTTGATCACCAGTAAAACCGCCCTTGCCCGCTGCGCGAATTATGTCAGCTTCAGTTACTTTGCCTTCTTTTTCAAACTTCTGAAGCTCTTCTCTTGATTGTGTCAACGATGCATTGATTTGCTTCAACTGAGGATCAACAACTTCAATTCCCTTCATGTATGTGTTGATTGAGCGATTGAGTATGTCAGCTTTCATGCCCAATGTTGGAGCTAACGTCTCATTGATAAACTCATTTAGATACACGCCGGCTAGTTGTTGGAATGTCTGACCAATGCCAGCTCCGTATTGCTTGCCGAAAATGAATGTCCCTAGCTGTGTAAAATTCTTTTGCAGTGTGTTAGTGAGTGTTGTTCCTGCATTGATCATTGCTTCAGGACCGAACGTACCTGCGGGTCCAGACAAAGCATCGACAATTGGCCTGAAAATTCCTTGCATCTGAGAGTGAAATTGCTCCTGAAGACGTCTTCTTTCATTTTCATATTCAGTTAATCTATTCAAACTCTCTTGATGATTTTTATTTTGATTTTCAATGTGTTTTCTGCTAAATTCTTCATCATTCCTTAGCTGCATTTCCAATTTTTTATTTTCAATATCAACTATAGTTCTCTGATACTTCTCGCTTTCCCTTTCTAAATTGATAAGTCTTTCTAGCTCTTCTGAGCTTAATTTTTCTTCATTCGCAGCAAGATATGCGATCTCATTAGTTATATTTGTTAAATCATTCGTTAAACTTTCAATTGCAGATTCGTATGACGAGAATATTGAAATATCAACTAAACTTGTGTCAGCAGCTTCTTTAGGTAGTTTTTTACCAGTTACAGTAACGATTTGTTTAGCAGATGATGGCGCTGAAGATGAACTCGTCGGCATCGATGAAGATAATGCACTTTGTGACGATGCATTTTTTCCACCGAATGTTCCTTTTCCTAAATCTACTCCAGTCGATCCATCAAGACTAACGTGAAAGTGCCCACCAGTTGAATTTGCAGATGGATTTGCATACTCATCTATAACTTTGCCGCCAGTTATGTTAGCTACAGCAGTCGCTATCGATTTTCTCACATCGTCATTCATCGCCATGTTTTGCGGAATGACGAAATCAAATGCTAAGCCCTTAGTATGTAAACTTGCTGGAGCTTTTTCTTCGTGGTATTTGTCATTAAATCCAGTGAAACTTGCATAAGGAAATGCAGCTTGAACGCTCTTTGCGCCCTCAATCGTTTGTGGTGCAATAAATGCGCCCGCCTTTTGAGCTTGTTCTGGACCTCTCTTTGGAACATTTATTCCTAAATCTCTCAAATCAGTTTCAGTATATCCTTTATTGCCTGATCTTGAAAGTCTTGCAGTTTCAGCAGCCGATTGATTATCGGCTTTGCCCATGACACTTGGCGTAGTGTCAGCTTTCATCGAAGACAAATCGGTTTTGCTTATGGAAAGTCTTTCTTTCCATCCAGCTTTCATCTCATCACTGATAAACTCTATAGTTCCAAATCTAGTCTCAAATCTGCTCGGTATTGAATCGATGGCGGCGGCAATCATTCCATTGACGCCCTCTGTCATCCAATTAGCTATGCCCTCAATAAATGTTATTGCCGCATTATAAATTTTCTTCGCTGGATCTGAAATATATCTACTCAAAACATCAGTCAAATCACCTATCATACTGCTAAACGTGTTGCTCAGATCAACACCAGCTCTGTCTATTGTGCCTTTATCAAAGGTGATTAATCCCTTCAATAGTGTGAATGTGCTTCCAATTATAGAGAATATGTCATTGAAGAAATTTGTCATGTATGCAGTCATTCTAGACTGCATACTCTCTTGACCATCAACTTTGAAATCGGTTCCGAATACTGAATTTATTATCCATTTAACTGCATCTATTAATCCACCAATGACAGAACCAATCAATCCGCCGAAGAACGCAGAGAGTCTATCCATCCAAGAAACATCTTCTTTTACTTTATTCAAATCTTTAGCAATTTGATCAGTATCAAATGAAGCAAAAATGCCTTCTACAGCAGATATGATCCATCCAATAAATGGTAGCTTTTTCAATACATTACTAAAGAGTGGTTTAGCTTTTTCTAAAATTACCATCAACTCTGGTATATCAAACAAAAACTTAAACACATCAGTTATTTTAGTAAATACTCCAGAAACAACTCCCCATGATTTACTGATATAAGCTAAAGCTCCGCCAGCGGCTGTAAATACTTTACCTAAGAATCCAGTTTCTCCAAACAGATATTTGAGTTCGTCAAATCCTTGAATTTGTTTACCTAAGTCAAACATCATTCCCAACTCAGCAAAGTTGGGCAATTTGATCAATCCCATCAAGTCTGTAGCTATAAGTTTAAATCCAACAAAAAACTCATCAGCTATTAGAGTAAATTTGCTCGTTCTAAAAGCAGCAAATAACTCAGTGAATGAAGTTGATACTTTTGTAGAAAACTCATCAGCAAGAGTAGCTAATTTAGATTCGCGTAATGATTTAAATATATCATCAAAAAAAGTTGATGTCTTACTTGCTACATCCGAAGATGCGCCAGCGACTTTAGTTGCATCTGTCAGTGCTGTTAGTCTATTCGATATAGATTCATTTAGACTCTTAAACGAAGATCCCACTTTGCTAAAACCAGCAGAAATATCATCCAATATTAATGAAAATGCTTTCGCTAAATTTGATTCGGAAAATACTTTAATAGCGTCAGATACTGTTCCAAAAATCTTAGTTTTTAGTTCATTAAATCCTAGCTTCATCAGATCACGAACAAAATCTAATCCTTCACCAAACATGCGAATGAAGCTACGAATTCCATCTCCTATTTGATCAAATTTGAGTAACTTACTCAACCCATCGAATTTAAAAAGTTTCTTTAGATTATCAATCCAACCACCCAAAAGGTCACTCAGTTTGGGGAATTTAATTTTTTGAAAATACTTGAGAATATCATCAAATATGTTTCCAAATTTACTTGGAATCTTCTTCAAAAAGTCTGGTATAGCTTTCAGAAAGTCTGGAATTTTCTTCAAAAAATCTGGTATCGCTTTGACGAGATCAACAACTTTACCCAGACCACCTTTCAAAAAGTCCTTTACTGCTTGTAGCATTTTTCCTAGAGGAGAAAGCATATCAAACAAAGAACTCTTCTTAGTGAGTGCTTCTAGAATCTTAGCTACATCTTTTTGAATGAGTTCGAGATTAGACGCCATCGACTGAAATAGATCACGCACTGAGTCGTCATACTTTTTCTTTTCATTCTGACGCTCTTCTTCAAAGCCGCGAGTTCTTTGCTCTCTTTGCTGCTCACTTTTTTCAGATGTTTGTTGACGCTTCTCTAATCGTCTAAATCCACGCTCAAGTGCACCAACCATAGGAGTGAATCCAACAGCACCAGACATAGAAGATTTGATGCCGCTGGATACACTCTTGAGTGATGACTTGATTGACGATGAGATTGCTTCGCCTAGAGATTTTGCTTGATCAGCCATGTTGCTTTGCTACGCCTATGTGAGTTTATCTTCGTCTAGCTGAAGAACGCATTCTCGCTTCTTGTTCGCGAATTCGTTCATTCTCTTCTTTGATATGTTGAGCTAGAAGAGTCACGTAGATGTCTCTTTCAAATGGGATCATTTCTTCCAGTTCAGTCAGACTGTATTTATGATGCTGAACTAATGCGAAGTTCGTCTTGTAATGATTTATGATGTTCTCATGAGAGAGAATCAGCCGAAAAAATTCGCCATGCCTTCAATCGTTACAGATTCATCACATCCGCACTCTGCGCAGCGCCATTTCAGCGTATGCTTTAGCTTTGGCATGTCATTGAAGAATTCTGTCAACTTCTTGAATTGATCTTGAGATAGATCATTGACAAACTCTAGAAGTTCTTTCTTTGATGAATCTTTAGCTGGATATACATTCTCTGCGTCATAGATGTAATCAATGCTATCTGAAACTAGATCAAGCACAGACTCAATTTGAGTTTTCTGACTAGCAATTTGCATTTTGTCTGCTAAACCCATCGTTGGATACTTGAGACAAACGCCTACACCAGTCTTCTCATCTAGTGTGATCTTGTTAGTATGATTCTCAGGCTTTTCAACTTCAACGCTCATTAGATTGAGCTTGAATTTAGTCACATGAGAGCATTCTTGAGATTCAGAATTTACACCGCCTGGATGCATTAGTTGAAGATCAATCTCTTCACCAACAGACTTTGCGCGAAGTTTGATGAAGAAATACTCCAAGTCAAACATTGGCATCGCATCGACATCAACTTTGTCTAGTGCGCAGTTATTGATGATTTGCTTCATCGCGCGAAGCATTTCTTTTTGTTCTTTGCTTTCTAGTGCCATCAGCAAAAGTTTCTGCTCTTTCACTAGAAACGGTCTGTATTTGACTTCTTTACCGCTTGATGGTAGCGTCAATTCAAAAATTGGTGAACTTAGTTTTGGTAAAGCCATGATTTTATCACTCCTTTATTATGTTGATGCGTTTTCAAAAGAAAACATACGTGTAGTATCTATACGTCATTGTTACTGCAAATCTTTGATATGTGTCAAATTCAGCCCAGCTTAGATTCATTGGGCTAACTTGAATTGGATATGCGCTGTGCATCGTGTATTCTGCAATAACTTTATCGCCATTGCTATTTAGATGAGAAATTGTTAGAACGCCTTTTGCGTAGTCATCGTAGTATTTGACAAGACCACCGCTGCCGTTTGGACTATTATGTGAACTCGGATTGACTATGTTGTTTATCCACTTCTCAAATATTCTTCTCTCTTTCATGTCTTCAGATGCAATAATAGTCAAATTGATATCATTGTAAGTGACATCATATGCTAGTTTCTTAGTAGTGCCAGTTGACTGATCATCATATGTCGCGACAGTTCTGCCAGGCAACTCAGTAGTTTCGCATCTAAATTCTAACTTAGATATATCATCGCTTCTACTAAAAATTGCGCTTGGCAAAGTCAATCTAGCATAGAAGAGATTTGGTCTTAGAACATTGATATTAGTTCTGAATGAATCTATGTTTAGTGACATTTATTTTACTTTCAGTAGAGAATCTACCCAAACGTCTTGCGCAGAAGCCTTCTTGAAATTTTCTGTTGGTAAAAAGATTGCAATATCCCACTCTCTTGAAGTAATCTCTAGATAAGGCGATCTTACATGTTGCTTTAAGTATCTTTTCACGGTTGGTCTGAAGAACTTAAACTTAGATGATGCTGACAGCACTTTGTATGTAGCTAGAACTTTTGTCTTCTCGTCAAATCGTTTATCTGTAGATATTGTATAAAGAGCATTCATCAGCTTAGCTCTACCCATAGGCGGAAGATAGTGAAAATTTATACCCAAGAAACTGTCGCTATCAATGTCTATGGGAAATATTAACGGAAACGTGTCATAATAAGGAAGCGTCTTTTTATGCTTCGGATCATATCTGAACATATACATCATGCCTGGTTCCATCTGAGAAACTTTTCTCTTTGGTTCCCATTGTTTCTCAGCAGCGCTCGGACTCAAGCCTCGAGTGCCGCTGAGAACTTGACTCGCAGCATTTCTATACCATTCCCTGGCAAATTTTGTTTTAGCTGGTATCTGAGCCGTCGCTAGTCCGTTGCGAATTATTTCCTTGAAAATAAGCATAGATGCATTTTCCTAGTTGTGCGTTGATTGTATATTTATGTCAGTTCTTTCTCAGTGATGATCTTGAATTCCCATTTTCTGTCTGTGCAATATTCGTTAGCTGCTTTCCACTTTGCGCTGTTGACGCCCCACGTTTTGACTTCGTTGATAAAACGGCGCGTAGGCTTGCCCTCAGGTCGTTTGGGTGGTGCAGTCTGACTCTTCGGCTTTACTTCAATCAGCACTGTTCTGAGCGCTCCTGAAGCGTCTCTGTATTGAATCATGAAGTCAACAAAGTAGCGATGCACTCTGTTATCTAGCGGCGACACGTACGGTATGACAACTTCTTCTGAAGACCACTTGATGATGTTGGCGTGTGTGTCACAATACACCATGAAGCGGCGTTCGAGTAGACTGCGATATATGATGTTCGTTGGATCTCCATCATACTTTTGTGGATTCTGTGGTTTGTATTTTCCTTTATAAGACATATAAATAGCTAAAGTAAAACAGGAGAAGAAATGGCTACAACAAGCATATTTGGTCTAACATCTAATTCAAACTCAGCAATACCCGGTGACGTAAGTCTTAGTGGATGGCCATCTAGTAGATACGAACCACACTCAGCAAGTGATAGATATGCCCGTGCAGGCTTGACTGGAAGATATTCATATCCACACGAAGCATGGGATGAAGGATTCAACATTCCATCTATTTATTTCAAATTCACAGATGCATTTGGCGGTAGAATATCAACAGCGCCAAAGTTAGCATTGAAAATGCCACCTAATTTCAACTTGACTGGATTCTCAGACTATGCAAGAACAGAGAACATATTTGCTACTAGTAGTGAAGTTTACAACAACATACTAGATACGGCAATCAAGTCAAAGCAACAAGAAATCAAAGACACTAATACAGGAGGCGACGCTACTGGAGTTCAAAAGCTAGTCGATCAAGTTGCTAAAGTCGGACTATCTGCTGCTGAAGCATTCAAGTATTCGTGGCAAAAAGCATTTGCAAATCTTGAAGGCTGGGGAGCATCTGCTGGTTTGTCTAATCTAAATCAGTATGAGTTCATGAATAGACAAGCTGTCAATCCAATGGCTCAGTTATTGTATCGTGGTCCTCAAATGCGCAGATATCAACTTCCATTCGTAATGCATCCGAAAAGTAGTATAGAAAGCAACAATATTCAAAAAATATTATCTGTGTTTAGATTAGCATCTTCGCCGTCAGTTCCTAGCACTAGTGGAACATCTATCGCTGGCATCAACATCGGCGCGGGCAATGCATTCACTTTCGGTTATCCGCACCTCACACAGTTTGACGTATTGTTCACTAATAGAAACAATAACGTCACTACAATTTATAGAAGCAAACTATGTGCAATTGAATCTGTATCTATAGATTACGGATCACAGAAAATGACATTCTTTGAAGATGGTCGACCAACAGAAGTAACGCTAACAGTTCAATTGACTGAAGTCACGCCACGCACACTCGGTGACGAATACGGCACAGCAATGAACTCTCAGATAACACTCAAGTAAAACTAAAATGCTGAAATTTTATCCTAAGATTCTGTACAAAATAAATGATTATGATTATTTGAAAGTCTCAGACATTTCATTTTATGCAAAGATAAGAGACTTCGTTCGCACGTTCGGTCTGTCTAACGGTCGACCATACACCGTAGAAGATGGTGATGCTCCAGCTATAGTTTCAAATAAAATTTACGATACTCCTAGATTTGATTATTCTATACTTGTTCTGAACAACATTAGAAACATATACGATGAATGGCCGCGCAGCGACTTAGCGTTCAAAGAATACATAGAAGCTAAGTACGGAAGCGTCGATACAGCTAAAAACACTCAGTTAAATTTCTACAGATCAGACAGAAAACAAGTTTCACGCGAAACTTGGTTTCAACTCACAGATAGCGGTAAATACTTCGAAACTATCTATGACTATGAATTGAAACTAAACGATCAAAAAGCTAAGATAAGATTGTTAGACTACACAACAATTCTTTCATTTGAAGTAGAGCTACGTCAACTCACTTCTAAACTAATTGCAGAAGAAATTCAGAGAGATCAGAGTTAAAAATTATGGCAACTACAATATTTGATCTAATTGATCGTCAAGGCGGCTTAGGTGGTTCTGGATACATACCCAATGACGATGATTACACTAATGCTAGACAGATATCAAATTCATATTTTCTGTCGAACTTAGCGATCAAAATCAAAGATGGAACTTGGATTTCTATGACTGAAGTATTTCAAGACATGGAAATCTTTGAAGACATTTACTCTTCAGCAGTTCACGGTTCTATCAGCATTCTAGATATGAGCGGTGGTTTCTCGAAGTTCATGATCACTGGCGGTGAGTCAATCAAAATGACAATCTGCAAGACTGTAGAAGATCCAGATGTGATCATAAGCAGAGATGACTTTATAGTATATCAGATTACAGATATGCGAGTGACAGAAAGTAAAGTTATGCAGTTTAGAATGAATTTTATTTCTAAGAGTGCAATTGAAGCTCAGAAAAAACGATTGTATAGAACTTATCAAAATGAAAGAGTTATATCTAATTTAGTAAAGATGATATACAAAGAGATTGCGGGTGAAAGTGAACTATATTTGAAAATAGATGACAATAAGTGTAAAATTGATCGCGATTTCGTTTCTGTTGGATATAATCCACTTCAGTCGATTGATGCTCTAGCAAAACGCGCATGCGCTTCTGGAGACTATTATCTTTTCTTTGAGCGATTATCTCAGTTGCAGGGCAAGAAGCACGTCTTCACTTCAATGAAAAACATGAAGGATAAAGTCGATGCATTCAACACAGGTAAGATTTACTTAGCTCACAATATCACGACAACAAATTTTACTGCATTATCTGGCTCAGCATTCAAAGTGCATTCAGTATCTTTCGTAGATAACTACAATCATCTACAAAACATGATGGCTGGTCTGTATAATTCTGGTATAAAAATTCTAGACATAACATCTAGAAGCTATACTGACATGAGAATTAGTTACAAAGATCAAACTTCATCGACAGAACAAGCGATAGAATCAAATAATTACTTTAATCAGTATCAGAATTTTTTTCCAGAACAGCCGGGCGAGAGAATTGTAGCTCGCGGCACTAATGATATCACATCAAACGCTGGAACTTGGCTCAAAATAGATACTGTAAACTCTGTCATCATCAGTATGTTCAGACTTTTAGTCGATATGCCAGGGAACAATCGACTCGGCGTAGGTAATTACGTCACTCTAGTTCTACCTAGCTACGAAGCGATGAATCTAAATATAAATGCTGGCGCAGTAGAGTCTGACGCACTCTATACTGGCGATTATCTCATAACAGCAGTTAGACATAACTTCACAAATAAAGAATATACAAAGAAAGTTGAAGTGTCTAGAATCGATGCGCCTATAAAAATAGACACAACAATTGTAAATGGATTCTAATATAATCTCAATATAAAAAAAGGAAAGCTCCAGTCATGTTACTCTCATTCTCAGAATTCATGGATGTCAGAAAATTAGAAATTAGCACAGACATTCAAGAAAAATTAATTGTATACGGTGGCGGTAAGAAGTATGGGCAGATTGTGTTCATGGCTGGTGGTGCTGGATCAGGAAAAGGTTTCGCAATCTCCAACTTCGTGAACAGCAGCGACTTCAAGATCAGAGACGTTGATGAGTTGAAGCTAGCTTTTCAGAAACTTGACGATTTGAGAATCTTTTCAACAGAAGAACTTTTGTTGAAGTATAAAGACAAGTTGTCTGAGAAAGACATCAAGCACATTGAAGACCATGTTTTGTCTAAAGGTTACTCACTGCGCGATTTGAACTTGAAGACGCCAGAACATGTCTATGCGCTGCATGTTCTCGTCGCAGCGACTGGTGTAAAGAACAAAACTCTTGACTTGATGTTGCAGAATGCAAAGCCGGGAACACTACCAAACATCATCTTTGACACAACATTCAAAGACATGGATGAGATGAATGAGTTAGTTCCTCGGCTGTTGAGTATTGGTTACGAAGCAAAAGACATTCACATCACTTGGGTGTTGACAAACTACGAAATCGCTATCAAGAACAATGCAAAGAGAAGTAGAGTAGTTCCTGCTGACATCATGCTAAAGACTCACGTTGGCGCTGCATCTACAGTCATGCAGCTAGCGCATCAAGGTGTTCCTAGCACAGTAGACGGCGGTTTCTACGTTATTTTAAACAATCCAAAAAATACTTTGTTTGCAATTGATCCAGATGAATATCGAAATAAATTTAAATTATTTCTAGCGAAAAAAGGCATTGCATCTTTTAACGATTTAAGCACTAAAGAAAAGAAAAAAATATTTAGCGAATTTGAAGCAAAACACAAAAAAGAAAAAGCATACGAAAGTACCAAAGGCAAAAAAGTTGTCAGCAATTTCTTGTATTTGACACTCAAGAAGCCAGGAAAAGCGATGACAGACGACACTGATATCAAAAAGCAGCTTTACGATTGGGTTACGAAGAACGTTCCCAAACAAGCGCTGGACAAGATCGCAATGGACAAGTTATGATGGGTTTCAAAAAATACTTCGCATCAGTAGAACTCTCTCAAGATGAGTGGGAAGAAGAAGTCTACGGACCAGAACTCGTCGAGATGCTCAAGCAAGTTGACGGACGCTGGGCAGTTGTCTCAAAAAAGACTGGCAAAGTTCTAGTCTATTACAAAGGCGAAGGCAAGCCCTCAGATGAGTGGTTTGCTGCGCAAGAGCGTCGCATTCAGTATTTCAAGCATAGAGGATAAAACATACTATGTTCATTGGTCAGGATGGATTTATTTGGTGGATCGGCGTCGTTGAAGATAACAATGATCCTCTACTGATTGGTAGAGCGCGTGTTCGCATTTTTGGATATCATCCAAAAGCAAAGCGAGATGAAACTTATACTAAAACTGCAAACAATAATGTTCCTACTGCGTATTTGCCTTGGGCAATACCACTGATGCCATTGAACTTGCCAAATGCATACGGAAAGATATCTATCGGAGAATGGGTTTGCGGCTTCTTTCTTGACGGCGAGAATGCGCAAGAACCAGTCATGATGGGTTATTTACCAGCAGCGAGAAAACAATCAGAATTTACTTACAGTAAAAGAGAGACGCAAAGAAACTTTCAAGACTTAGAAGGTCCAATTGCTGACGGCGAATACTTCGGTTTAGAATTTGAAAACAAGTCAAATAGATTTGAGTGGCATACTCCTTCAAATCATCATATAAGAATAACTGAAGTCGCTAATGACTACGGCAATAAAGATTTCGTTCTAGCACATGCTACTGGAAATCTTTTCGTAGCTATGCAGACAGACAAAAATGGAATATCTAGATTAGCACTTTCACATCCATCTGGAACAAGTATCATACTAGCTGAAGATGATATTTACGTGAATAGTCCAAAATGGGGCAATTTTCCACTTGTAAATCAAATAAATTGGGTAGCATATAATCAACACACCACTCAAGGCGGAAGCAAGCGTGGTCCTAGAAATTTCACAATCGGAACTCGCGCAAATCCACCAGCACCACCGCCACCAAGAAGAGGTGGAGGCGGATGCTTCATAGAGTCTTCACTCATTGCGATGGCAGATGGGTCTAAGAAAATGATTTGTGAAGTTCAAATCGGAGATTACGTTCTCGCTAGAGATGGAAAAACTATCAACAAAGTTAGATTTATTGAAGTAAATGATTCAAAGTATCACAATGAACTATACACTCCAAATCCAGAGATCGAGGCGTTTGCAACTACAGATCATCCGATCTACGTAGAAGATGAACTTGTATCTGCTGATTTAAAATTGACTCAATCATGCTATCCTTGGCTCAGAGTAACTCGCGAATTCAATAGCATAGATGTCACGTTTGATGAAAATAAATATGACTACGTGTATAATCTATGGGTAGATGGAGATGGAACTTACATCGTCAATGGATGTGGAACAACATCAATCATCTTTGACGGCGGAATGCTCTCGGACTTTGTTGAGATGGGATACTTTGACGTCAGCAAAGTCAGACATCTATACGAAGAATACACAAAGAATGGAAACACTCTTCTTCACGGAGCATTCATTCTAAATTATGCTCTAGGCAAGCTCAAATCACGCATTCTATATAGATTAGTAGCATACGCTGCTAGTAAAGACTTTAAGAGTTTGACTAGAAAACTTATTGTTACTCTTCCAATGTTAGCGTGTGCGAAGTTAGCACACTTAACTGAAAAATTACATAAATGGAGATTCTTCAAATGAGCGATGAAGTTAGTGAAAACAAACCAATAGTAACTGAACCATGCCCTAAACCAGTAGAGGTTGAACTCAACTTTATGGATCATGCACTCAATTGGCTTGAGACAATCTCTGAAGATGATGCTAATAAGTTTTTGAATGGGATCACTATTGATGCTGCGTTAGTGCTGTTCAAGCACTTTCCTGATAATCAACTAGTGAAAGAAGTCTTACATTCTAAAGTATAGTTACTATATCGTATTGTCATAGTCTACACACTCAGTGTAGCACTCTGTCAAGCATTTGTCAATAGAAAAAAAGGAAAATATAACCATGACTCCAACAACACATGAAACACTAGTCAGTCTTTTTGAAACTTACATGAAAGACAATGAAAAGTTCACAGCCAAAGGCAACAAAGCAGCAGGCACTCGCGCACGAAAAGCGCTGTCTGAGTTTGCGAAGCTGACTAAAGAGCGTAGACGCGAGATTCAAGACGCTAAGACGGCAGAGTAAATATTCCATTATAAATACAGGCTATGGCAACAGAATCATACTTTTCAGACTTTTCTCTGTCTTTTATTCCACATCCAGTCACTGGAGACATAGTTTCGATAAAAGAAGAAACAGCAGTAAAGAATGCTCTGATCAATTTGTTGCGTAGCCCTGTTGGAAATAGACCATTTGATCCAGATTATGGTGTAAATCTACAACGATATCTTTTTGAGCCAGCAGATGCTTTGACAGAAAACGAAATAAATGAAGACATCGCATATGCAATAAAAACATTTGAACCTCGCGTTGAATTGGTTTCAATTACTAGTGAAATGGTAGAATATGGTGTTAACATTACTATCACATATTTTGTGAAGAATGTTCCAGAATTACAAACGCTAGAAACAACAATAACTAGGTAAAAAACAGATCAGAGAATCAAATGGCAACACCAACAAATCTAAAAATTGATGGTCTAGATTTCCAGTCTATCAAAGATAATTTCAAAACTTTTCTAAAAGCTCAAGACAAGTTCAAAGACTACAACTTCGACGCTGCTGGTCTAAATGTATTAGTAGACTTACTTTCATACAACACGTATTACAATTCGTTCTACGTGAATATGGTGTCTAATGAAGCATTCTTATCTACAGCGCAGAGAAGAAATTCAATTGTAGCAGCAGCCAAGTCTTTGAACTATGTTCCAAGATCACGCACTTCTGCTAGAGTAGTCGCAACGTTGACTGTTGAGCCGGTTGGCACTCCAGCTAAC